TAGCCGTTGCCATTGAAAATGATCCGCTGATGCTCGGTGAAGGTCTTTTTGATCAGGCGCTGAAGGTCCTCCTGGAAGTTGGTGGAGCCCTCCAGCTCGTCGGCAAACTGTTTGGGGGTCACCTCGTCCCCCCACCAGCTGGATTGTGAGATGTCGCCGTACAGCAGCAGCTCCACTGTGCCTCCCGCCTGGTTGCGGAACTGCCAGAACTTCTTGTTGTCAGGCATTCCCTTCGCCTCCTTGTCCTTCTTTTCCCTTCCCGGGCGGTGGTTCCTGCCCGGGCGCCGGCGCTGCCGCCGGCTGCGGCGGGTTGGCGATCTCGTCCACTTCCCGCTTCCGCCGCACCTCGATGGCCCGCTGCCGCACGTTCCGGTTGTAGTCCCCGCCCGTCATTTGGGCCGTCTCCTCCTGCGCCGTGCTGAAGCAGGCCTCCACCCGCTTGGTGGCCGCCGTCACCTCCTGCACCGGGTTCAGGTTGGTCCGGGCCGGTCCGTTCCACGCGCAGTCCGTGTATGCCTTGCGCACTGCCGGGTCCGCGAAGAACCCCGGCGCCTGAATGCGCCCCCGGGCCACCGCCTCGGCCATCCACTCCTCGTAGATGGGCTGGCAGAAGTCGTCCGCGAACCAGTCCCGCTGCATGCTGCACACCCGCCAGAACTCGTTCAGCGCGCCCCGCGCCGCGGAGTAGCTGGTGGTGAACTGCTTCAGCAGCACCTCCGGCGGGATTTCCAGTGCCGCGCCGATCAGCTTGATCATGGCGTTGGTGAAGGCGTCGTACCCCGTGGTGGGGTGCTTCGGGTCCGCGAACACCGGCTCCTCGCCCGGGTTCAGGTCGATGATGGCTCCCGGCCCCAGCTCAATGCTGGTGGGGTCCTGTGCGTCGATCAGCTCCGCGGCCGGGATCATCTCCCCGAAGGGCCGCCCGTCCACCGGGCTTTCCGACTTGATGAACACCGTGAACATGGCCGAGATCACGGCGGCGGTGATCTCTGCCTCCGTGTACCGCCCCAGCTGCTTCAGGCTCTCCAGCACCGGCGCCAGGATGGGCACGCCCCGCCGCTGGCCCACCCGCTCCCGGTTCATCACGTGCAGCACGTTCCGCCGCCCCGTGCTGGCTCCGTAGGCCTCCACCCGCGCCCAGGTGATCCCTTCCGCCTCCGCGGCACTGTGGCTGCCCAGTGGGTGCCGGTTGCACACCCAGTAGGCCACCACCATTCCGTCCTGGTCCGTCTCCACGCCCTGTACGATGTGGTGCACCTTGCGTCCCTGCACCGTGCATGGGGCCAGCCGGTCAAAGCCGTCCGGCGAGCACACCCGGTCTCCCTCGATCAGCCGTACCCGCAGGTCGTAGGGCTGCCCCGCCATCTTCTTCACCGGCAGCAGGACCATCGTGTCTCCGTTCATCAGGTAGGAGAGGAAGGCCAGCTGCTGCAGCTGGTAGAAGTTGTCCACCCGCTCGGCGTCGCATGTGGGCTTGTCCGCCCACAGGGCGAACTCCCGCACGATCTGCTCCTGCAGCTTCTCCGTCTCCTCCTGGCTAAGTCCCAGGAACTCTCCGTCGATCTGCGGGGAGGGGATCAGCCCGCCGGCCACCACGTTGGTCCGCAGGGTCTTCAGCGCCGCCGTGGCCGTTGGAATGCCCATGTAGGCGTCCCGGCTCCGCTGGCGCAGTACGTCCAGGTTGTCCTCGATGTCCTCCTTGGCGCTTCCCCCGTGGTACTCCCAGCCCCGCAGGCTCTTCTTGGTCAGATTGGCCCCGTAGTTCCCGTACCCGCTGTTCAGAATGGACAGCGCCCCTCGGGCCGCCGCCCGCTTGGCCGCGTGCACCGGGGCCACGGCGGAGATCATCCGGTCCAGGATATTCCCTTTCGCCATGTCCGCCCTCCTCACACGTCCCGGATCAGCGCCCGGTAGGCCCGGTTCCGGCCGCCCTGCTTCTCCTCGGCCTCCGCCTCGGCCAGCTTGCCGCCCCAGTATTCCAGCTGCTCCCGCACCTGCTTCAGGTCCGCCCTGGTCAGCATGCGGGTCCCGATCTGGTAGCTCTGGCCCGTGGCGATGGCCTCCTCCGCCGCCAGCCATGTGTTCAGCTTCTTCCGGCACAGGTCTTTAGAAAATACCGACAATTAAATCCCTCCTCGTCTCCGGCGGCCCGCCGGGCGCATTCTCGGCTGCGGCGCGCCCTCCGTCACCTGCAGCACCGGGTTTGTGATCTCAAGCGCCGCCGTGGCATAGTTGCGCAGGTCCAGCGGCTCGTTGCGCTTGTGCTTGCTGTCCTTCAGCTCCCAGGTCACCACCGGCCGCCCCTTGCGGAAGCGCACCACCATCTTCTCCGCCGTCAGGCCCTTGAAGTAGTCCCCGTCATACCCCGCCTCCTCGTTGATGGGGAAGTGGCAGTAGTTGGGTCCCTTGGTCTGGTGCCGCAGCCGCTGGTACAGCAGGGCCTTTCCCGCGTCTACGCCCAGGGTGAACAGCGGCGCCTTCACCCGGTTGTTGGTGGTTGGGTTGCGGATAAACGGCACGTCGCTGCCGCCCTTGCCCTTGATGGCCCACACCTTCCGCTCCCACCGGTCCCGGGTGAAGCGCAGCACCTGGTCTGGGAAGTGACCGCCGCTGTCCATGCACGCGCTCAAAATGTGCAGCACCGTCCCGTCCTTCTTCTGGAAGCCCGCCAGCAAAAAGGCGTCCAGGTCGGCCCACACCTGCTCCTTCAGCAGGTCTCCGAAAATCTTCTGGTAGCGAATGCCCCAGCTCTCCTTGCCTACGCCCCAGCCGACCACTTCCACCTCGAAGCGGTCGTCCTGCACGTCGATCCCGGCGGTCAGCACCAGCACGCCGTCCGGCACGTCCGCCTCGTACAGCTCCCGGCGGCCCAGCAGCTCGGCGTCCTCCACCACTTCGCCCTGCTCCTCCCAGGTCTCGCCCAGCTCGGTGTTGACCCACACCTTCATGCCCTCCGGGTTCCCCTGGTCCAGCTGCTCCTTGGCCACCAGAAATTTCTGCACGATCTCCTTCCATCCGCAGAAGGTGGAGGCCAGCGTATTCAGGTGGAAGCCCCTTGCCTCCGCCCCCGGGTTCTCCGCCACAAAGCGCCCACGCCGCGCCGCCTGCTTCCACTGGTATTCCCCCAGCACCTCGCCGCACCGCTCGCACTTGTAGCGCACCTCTCCCTGCGGGTCCTCCCGGTCAAAGACCACGTTGGCCCACACCAGGGGCTGGTAATGCCCGCACGCGGGGCATGGCACGTTCCACTCCTCCCGCGTGCTCTGGTTGAACTCCGTCTCGATTCGGCTCTGTCCCTTCAGCACCGGCGTGGAGACGATCACCGTCTTCTTGTCCCAAAAGGTGGTCTGCCGCTTCTGCGCCAAGCTCAACGGGTCGCCCTCGGTCCCGGCGCTGGCCGGGTAGCGGTCCACCTCGTCCGCCAGCAGCACCTTGATGGGGCGGCTGGCCAGTCCCGTGGCGCTGTTCGCGCCCACGATGGTGATGTGGCCGCCCGGGAAGTTCTTCTTCATGATGGTGTTGCCGCTGTACCGGCTCTTCACGTCCACCTTTTCCCGCAGCTCCGGCGTGTCCCGGATCATGGGCGCCAGCCGGTCCTTGCTGAAGGTCTGCCCCATGTCCAGCGTCGGCTGCATGACCAGGATGGGGGCCGGGGCGTAGTCCATGTAGTACCCCAGCGGGTTCAGGATGAAGGCGTCCGTCTTCCCGATCTGCGCCGCGCTCATAATCACCACTTTTCGGATGTGCGGGTCTCCGATGGCGTCCATGATCTCCCGCTGGTAAGGGGCCTTGTCCGTGTGCCACCGTCCCGGCTCCGCGCTGCTCTCCGCGGACAGCACCCGGTATCGGTCCGCCCACTGGGAAAGGGTCAGCTCCGGGGGCGGCTTCAGCACCGCCGCGCACCGGGCTAGCACGTCCAGGGTCCCCCTGGGAATGTCAATCATTCTGCGCTTCTTCATCGTCCCGCCGCTTTCCCTTCCTCCACAACGGCTCGTATTCCTTCCGCACGCACCTCTGGAAGGGGCAGATCACCTTCCTGCCCTCCCGGTACATGGGCCACACGCACCCTGCGCAGGGGTCTTTATTCCGTTTCTTCTCCATCCGCTTCACCGTCCTGTACTGCAAATGCCGCCCTGGGGTCGCTCATTTCCTCCAGGATTTCGTCGATGGCAACCTTCAGCTCGTCGAAGATGGCCGTCTGGTCGTCTCCCAGCGTGGCCAGGGTGGGGGACAGCTTGGCGGGCAGGGCCAAAAACCGGCTGCGGATGTTCAGGAACATGGTCTTGATCCCCCGCTCGATGTCCTCGGTCCGATGGACCTCGCCCCGGCGCAGCTCGTTCTCCAGCTCCGCCGCCTCCCGTTTGGCCTTCGTCAGCTTCGTCCGCTCCTGGGTCAGGCTCTCCTTGCCCGCGCCCCCGATGTAGGTGATGTACTTGGCCACGGTGGGCTGCAGGTCATAGAGGCCGGGCCGGGCCTCCGCGATCACGCCCTCGTCCCGCAGCTGGCGCACCCGCCGCTCCGTCAGCCCCAGCCACTGGGCCACCACCTTGCTGGTGTAGAGCTTCATTCCCACCACCTGCCTTCTCCCAGGCGGGCCGCCACAACGATTGCCGCGGTCGCCGTGATCAGCATGCCCAGCATTTCCAGCTGTGTGACGGCCAGAAAGCAGCACGCCGCCGTCCATCCAGCTATGACGAGCGCCACCGGTACGATCCCCCACGGGTGGGGAACCGCCAGCGCCCCGCCCAGCAGCGCCGCGGCCAGCAGTGCGCCGCCCAGCAGGACCGCCAAAATGCTTTCCATCATGCCATCTCCTCCGTGTCTTCTCCGTCCTCCGGGTCCGGCACGTCCACCGCGCCCGTACACCGCATGCGCAGCAGCTCCAGCCGCTCCCGCTCCAACTCCATCCGCCGCTGGCTCTCCTCCAGCGCCCGCAGGCTGTCCGCGATCTTGGCGATCCGCCCCTGCACCTTGTAAAGGGCCTCCTGGAGCTTCAGTGCCCGGCTGAAGGCGCTGTCCTTGCTATACATGCCCATGTTCTGCACGGCGCCGTCCTGCTTGTCCTTGCCCCGTCCCGCCGGCAGGCGCATGTCCAGCAGGGAGGTGAGGTACAGGGCGTCTTCCGGCGCGTCCTCGTACTCCGCGATCTTGGCCATGATCCGGTGCTCCCGGAATTTCAGGATTTGCATTTCATGCTCCAGGGCCTCCCGGCTCCCCAGCGGCGTCCTGGCCACCAGCTCCCGCTCCTCCTCTGTGAGCATGTCGAAAAAGACGGCGCTATAAGCTCCGTCCTTCTCCGCGTTTTTGTTCCCCGCCGGCGCCCCCGGATGGCTGCCCGCCGCGTTCCGCTTCCCGGCGCTGTTCCGGTTTCCCGGCTGTCCGCCCCGCTTCCGCTTCGGCAGCGCCGCGTCCCACTGATCCGCCGTCTTCCAGTTCCTTACGGTCTGATAGCTCGCCCCCAGCTCCTGCGCCAGCTCCCGCAGGCTTACCTCCTCGCCCCGGCTTTTCCGTGCGATATATTCAGCCTTGGCGGTGTCGCGCTTCTCGCTCCGCTTCGGCATGTCCTACCTCCTCGCGCTCGAACGAATGTACGCCCATCAGGGTATGAAAATACCTCGCGCGGCCACGCGAGGTATTGTGTGCATGGAAAAGGGCCGGATCCTTTCGGCCCCAGCCCTTCATATCCATGGTATCAGTTTAGCACGGAAAACCTGCGAAAGTTGCTAACTCTCAAAAAATTTTTTCTGGTCACCCAGCTTCGCCGGAGCTTTGCTTCACCTGTCTGCTTGCCGGCTCAAATAGAGCAGGTGCGAGATGTAATATTCCAATGCGCTATCGGCGCTGAACTCACTTTGTGCCTTCATCTCCCGCAGCACATATTCGCTGTACCCAGTGAAGAGGCTTATCAGGTTTTGGCAGTCGATTTTTTCTTCACACACGCCTTTGAAATCGTTGACCAGCTCCCACTGGTTTTCAACACCGCGCAGAAATCCGGCCAGCACGCACGCCCGCAAGGTTCTCTTGAATGCAGCTGTGTTGTTCAGTTCATTCATTGGGCAGTTCTCTATAAATCTAAAGCGGCTGTACGGTATCTCATAGTGGGCAAAAATCGTGTGCGCTTTCCCCGATTTGTGGAGATACCCCCACCTGTTGTCATACTCCCGGTATATGGAAGCCGCTTCCCGGTAGTTCATTGACATCATCGCGGCGACAGCATGTTGGACCGTCTTCCGGTAATCGGCTTCATACTCTGTGATCACCTCGATCCCTTTGGCTGTTAGCTCGTATAGCCCACGCTTGGTTTTCACTGGGACGCCCGCTTCCAGCAGTCTTTCCGCAAGGTCTGCCTTCTTTCCGCTCGCCGGTAGCCCATTCGACTGCAGCATATCTTTCAGCTCGGCTTTTTCGTAAAGGAACGTCAGGGCTTTTTCTTCTGCCATCGGCTTTATCAGCCCCCGCTTCTGGAGAGCTTGGCGTCCTTCCTTTTCGCTGTTGAAGTCCCCTGTGTCGAAATCTCCCTTTGTGATCGGCCATTTTTTCTGTGGGCTGATACTGCGCATGGCATAAGCCAGCGCCCGTACATCTTCGTGTTTTCCTTCCGCCAGAACCGTAAAACTCGGCAGCTTTGCTTGATAGTGCAGGTTCTTTGAGTATGAAGTAGCTTCAGCCCATTCCCCTCTTATTGTCTCTTCGGCAACCTTCCTGCGTCGCTCCTCTTTTTCCTGTTGCCTTGCAGCTTCGCGGCGTTCAGACCCTTTCGCGCCTGCCCATGTTCCTCCCAATAATTTTAACAGTTCCATGCCGCACGCCCCATTCCGTAAAATTTTTTCTGCATATAATTATCTTTTTTATAAGCATAATGCGACAGCGTGGTATCGTCAATATGCAAAAGATGATTAAAGATAGGAGGCGGCAGCGTGCGGCTCTACACCCCCGACGGAAAGAAGTGCAACATCTGCGGCGAGCGCATACGCCAGTGGCGTACCTCCCACGGCCTCACCCAGGAGGAGCTGGCCATTAAAATGCAGCTCCACGGTCTCCAGCTTGGCCAAATGGCCATCAGCCGGATCGAGACCGGCAAGCGCGTCGTTACCGACTTCGAGCTGAAGCTGTTCTCCTCCGTCCTTGGCCTCTCCATGGACGACCTCACCGCCGGCGACCCCTCGCCCGTTTCCTCCGATCCGCCCCGCCGCTGATCTCCGCCCGCTCGCCCTTCGTCCGCTTTCCTTCGCCGGCCTCCGGCTCCCGGCTCTCTATATTCCATATCCTCCTGCACCGTGTGTAAGCACGGTGCTTTTTTGCGCTCATTTTTCCTCCGGCTCCCCGGCTCCCGGTCGGCGCCCCGTTTCGACCGCCGCCAGGGCCTCTCCCGTGCCCGCTGTGCCCTCCTGGCTCCGGCAATATCCCTGCTCCTGCCTCTTATAGGCCTGCCTGCGTTCTCCCGGGCCCCTTTTCGCGTTCTCTCCAATTTTCAACCCGGCCCCATATTTTCGGCCCGGACCCCAGGGAAGCGATTTTTTGACCCCTTGCCTAAAAAAATTTTGCGCTTCCGAACCCGCAGGATTATGCGCGCGCGCCAGAAGGACCCGCGCGCGGGCGCGTTTAGATTTCGCGGGCGGGGTCGTGTGTGTGCGCGGGCGCGTTTGGATTTCGCGCGGGCGGGCGCGTTTAGATTGTTCTTTGCCTCTTGGCTGTCTTGCTTTGGCTTGTGGCCTGGGCCTGTGGTCTGGGCCTGTGGTCTGGGCTTGTGGCCTGGGCTTGTGGTCTGGGCTTGTGGTCTGGGCTTGTGGCCTGGGCTTGTGGCCTGGGCTTGTGGCCTGGGCTTGTGGCCTGGGCCGTTTGGCACATACGGCCCACGGCACGAACCAAGTCCACGTCCCGCCCATCTCCCCGCGTTCTCCTGGCGTCCGATCCGCCACCCTTCCGGCCCACTGCCTGCCCACCGCCGGCCCGTCCTGCCTCGCACCGACGGACGCCCCCAGGCCCGCCGAAGGGGTTTTATGCGCCCGGTCTGTTGTCCTGGTAGTCTAAGCTATCTGCCCCCCTATATCCCCCCAAATACAGCACTTTGCACAGAAAATCACCCCGGAAATTTGTGCAAAAAAACTTCCCCAATTCCCCCGTAGGGGGGAATGGGGGAACGGTTTTCGGCCTATTGACGGCCCGAAAAAATGCCGCTATCATCCGGGGCAAGCGGAGGCCCACCGGCCACCGCCCAGCGAACCGCCACAGGCCGCACGGCCACGGCGACCAGAAAGGGGAGGTGAATATGACCACGCCAACCGCAAGCGAATTGCTTGTGCAACAGGCCCGGGAGGCTGAACGGCTCCGGCTCTTGCTACTCGCCAGCGAGTGCAAAGACCTGGACGAGTTCCGCCAGCGTCTCCTGGACCTGCTGAACAAGTAAAGCGCCGGGGGCCCGTCCTCGCAAGACACCCCCGACGCTATAACACCCGGCACGGGCGGCCAGTTCGCAGCCGCCCCGCCGGAATTATTCTACCACCGCCGCGGGCGAAAATCAACCGCGCTGGGACCGCTCAAAAATTTTTCCCCCGTAGGGGGAACAGCACAGCGGCAAAAAATATGCTTGACTTCGGCACGCAACAGTGCTATTCTCAAAGCACACCGAACAGCACGCAACAGTGCAACGCTAAAACGACAGGCCAGCAGGCCAGAAAGGAAAACCGCCATGACAAACAACGAGATCATCTTCGAGACCGTCCGCTCCAGCTTCTCCGCCGACCAGCTCGCCGAGCTTGTCAACGCCACCCACACCGCCGAGCAAATCAGCGCCCGCCGCGCGGCCGTGAAAATCACCGTTGCCGAGGGCAGCGACGAGACCCCCGACGGTATCTTCTTCGCCATGCTGGCCGCCGAGACCTTCCACACCTTCGCCGAGTGGAAGCGCATGGGGTACAGCGTGAAGAAGGGCCAGCACGCCGCGCTGGTCTGCAATCTCTGGAAGTACACCGACAAGCCCGGCAAGGCCGCCCGCGAGGCCGCAGCAGCAGCAGGGGAGGAGGCCCCGGAGGTTGACCCCCATTTCTACATGGCAAAGGCCCATCTTTTCCACGCTCTCCAGGTGGAGAAGTCCAAGCGCTGACCCCGGCAAAGCGGACACTTTCGCAGGGCTGCACCGCACAAAGCAACCCAGCCCCAGCCCATACGGGCCAAACAAGAACATTCACGGATTATCTGGAGGTTATCAGCATGAAAAAATTTACCGGCAATTTCACCACCAGCGCAGGCAAGGCCCTGAAGACTTCCGACCGGCTGATCTGCCGGACCACCGACGAGGGCGAGATCTACGTGACCAACGGCTTTGTCGCCTACAAGATGATCCCCCCGGAGTACGCCGCCATCGTCCAGCCCGTCGTCTGCTGCGAGGCCGGCAACTGGAGCTTCCAGAACGGTGAGAAGCGCGAGGAAGTCACCTTCGACCTGGTAAAGACCTTCCGCGATTCCGTCAATTCCGTCAGCGAGGCCGCCGCCCTGGAGCGCTGCCCCCTGGTCCTGACCACCGGCAAGGACCGGACCGCCGCGGCCTACTACAACGCCGAAAAGGACTTCGTTTCCCTTTACGACACCCGGTATATCTCCGCCCTTTGTCCCGGCTTTACCCTTCGCGCCGCCGGCACGACTTCCGCCGCCATCGCCTACAACGGCAAAGACCCCTTCGCTCTGGTCCTTCCCATCCGCCCGGACGACAAGACCACCCGCTCCGTCAAGGCCTATTTCACCCAGGCCGCCGTGGCGGAGACCAACGAGGCCGAACAGCTCCGCGCCGAGATCGCCCGCCTGCAAGACAAGCTGAACCGTGCCGAGGCCGGCGCGGCCGCCCTGGAGGAGCGCGTGCAGCAGCAGGCCAACGAGGCCGAACAGCTCAACGCCAAGATTTCCACCCTGGAGGACGAGCTTTCCACCGTCGAGCACGAAAACGCCCAGCTCCATGAGCGCGTCGCCCAGCAGGCCGACGAGGCCACCGCCCGCAACAACGCCAAGGACGCTCCCAACGACCCCAAGACCGCCGCCGAAATCATCGCGGCCCGCTTTACCGGCCTGGACGGCGTGACCACCACCATCAAGGGCGCACACACCGCCTCTCCTGTGGTCTGGATCTCCGGCGACACCGACAAACACGCCGACGAAATCAAGGCAGCCGGCGCAAAGTGGAGCGGCAAGCGATCCGCCTTTTATGTCCGCGTCGCATAACAACAGCCGAAACGGCCCGCCCGGGCCGTCCGTCGGGAATGGCCGCCCGGCGCTGATGATGGCAGGCCACAACACAAAACAGGAGGTTTTCACAATGACCGAGTATCAGAACACCGTCACAAACCCCGACGCGCCGTGGTCTTCTATTCCCGATACCGAGGAGAATATCTTGCGCGACCTGGAGTGTTACACCCTTGACCCCGTGTTTGAGCTTTACGGGAACTTCGTCAACCCGTCCCCGGAGTGGCTTTCCGAGGATGTGTCCGCCAAATACGCCGGGTGCACGAGCATTTCCGGAAACTTTCTTTACCTCTCTCACGCTTTCCGCCTTGTCACCGATGACCCCGGCTTGATTTCCCGTCTCTCCGCCGCCATCGCACGGAACAAGGCTACTCCGGAGTATCAGGCCGCCCGCCAGCGTATGCTTGACAAGCTGCCCGCCCTCACAAAACAAACCGCCCACGAGGGCCAAACCTACGCATGGCCCGGCGGCTGGTTGAAGCTGACCCGCGTTTACCGCCTCACCGAACAGGAAGCCAACGACAGCGCCCTTCTTTACCTGGATCGCTGGGAGGGTATCGACCACAATGGCACGATTCACGGCGCAGCGTTCCACGACGGCGACCAGCTCTCTACGACGGCAAACTGGAAACTCTGACCCCGGACACCTTCGCGGGCCGCACCGGACAAAGCGACCCGACCCCAGCCCAACAGGGCCACAACACAAAACGAGGAGGCTTCCCCCATGAAAAAGCTCTACAAGTACACCGGCACCGTCTCCAGCACCTGCTACCGCCGTAACAACCCCAACGCGCTTCCGTTCCTTGACCTGGTTCTGTACGATATGCACGACGACGACAAAGCCCCGATCAGGATCGAGGCGCTGGGTGGCCTTGCCGACTATATCAACGCCATCGAGGGCACCGACGCGGAGGAACGCTATCTCACCGCTGACTGGTACTTTGACAGCCTGCTTTACCTGCACCGCATCGAGATCCCCAGCACTGACCCCTGGCGGCCCGCAAAGATCATCGCACAGCACGACGCTATCGAGCCGACCGCTTCCATCTTCGGCCCCTCTGACTACATCGACGAACCCAAGCCCGGCCCCATGGACAACGAACAGTACCACGCATGGTGTGCCTACAATTACGAGGACGAATACCGCTACACAGCCCGCAAGGCCGACGCATAACGCGCCGCCGGTGCAAGCCCTGCCCCGCTTCACCCGGGCGGGGGCGCTCATGGGCCACAGCCCAAAAACACAGAAAGGATCTGATACCATGCGCAAAGACCCGTTCCCCGTCAAGAGCATTTTGGAGTGCCTGCGCGATGATGTGAAATCCGGCGCTCTTACGCTTCACCAGGCCGCCGAGGAGCTTCACGATGCCGGATGGTCGAACTTTGTTGACGATGACAAGGCCCGTCGGCTTCTCAACCTGTAAACCACGCTACACAACAAGGAGGAAACACCATGCACGAACAACTGAACCTGTTAAACGCGGATCTCGATTCAATCATCGACGCGTCCGCCGCCGAACCAAAGCCCCAGGAGCAGGCCGACGAGGCCGCGCCCCGCCCGAAGTATTACCCCATCGACGAGAACATGGCCCGCCGGGCGCATGAAATGATGTCCATGCGGGACTACCCCGAAAACCGCGCCACCAACGAATACCGGGCCGCCGTTGACAAGGCCGCCGCCCTGGTGGAGCGCTGCAAGGCGGCCACCAGCCCCTACTACCACGACAAGCTGGACGCGCTTCTCGACCGCTACGCCCGCCGCCTGGCCCAGTGGACGAACGACTACAACCGCAACGGGGCCAGCTGCCCCAGCGTGTTGGTTTCCGGCGGCTCCAACTTCCCCGTGAAGAAGAAGAACCGCCAGAACGCTCGGGAGGACAGCTTGTGGCAGGAGTACAAGACCATCGAGGCCATCTTGGACAAGATTAAAAGCACCGGCTCCGGCCCGGTTGACCTGGCCGACCCCCACGCCCGGGAAATGCTCACCGACCAGCTCCAGCGCCTGCAAAACCAACTGGACGAGGGCAAGGCCATGAACGCTCACTACCGCAAGCACAAGACCATGAAGGGCTTCCCCGGCATGAGCGACGACATCGCCACTCACAATGACGCGGCCATCGCCAGCGCCCCGGCCTTCGCACAGCGCCCCATGCCCGACTTCGAGCTCACCAGCCTTCGCGGCAAGATTAAGCGGGTGCATGCCCGCCTGGAGGAGCTGGACAAGCTCCAGGCCCGGCAGGCCGCCGGCGAGGCCGCCGAGGAGCACGACGGATTCCAGATTGTGCGCAACGCCGAACAGAACCGCCTCCAGATCATCTTCGACGGCAAGCCCGACGACGACACCCGGCAGGCCCTGAAAAGCAACGGCTTCCGGTGGTCTCCCCGCAACAGCGCGTGGCAGCGTCAGCTTACCGACAACGCCGAACGCGCCGCCCGGCGGGCCCTCGGCCTCGAATAATACCACACAACCCGCCCCGGAGGTCACGAGGGCAGAGAGGAGTACAGTATGAGCAGCTATCCCGGCATCCGTTACTTTTTCCACGACGGCAGCACCTACATCGTCCCGCACTACACCAACGCCTCCGCCCTTGCCGAAATGCTGAACCTGGCCAGGGAGGCAGCCTACCAGGCCATGACAGAAGCCGGCGCTGCGCACGCCGTCTTCGGGGTAAAGCACTACGACCCGGAGACCGGCGCGCTTTTGGAGGCTGACATCTACGCCCCGGCCGTGCTGCTGGACGAGGACGAATTTACAGAGCGTACAGACGCCCAGGTTCAGAAGTCCCCCGGCTGCCTGATCCTCGCACTCCACGCCAGAATCTAACCTACCGACTGCATTCCGGACACCTTCGACGGGCCGCACCGGGCAACAAAGCGACCCGTCCCCAGCCCAACGGCAAACATCGGAAAGGAGATCGCCCCATGATAGATCTGTACGAAAAATTCAAGAAGTACGCCGTTCCCGCCGCCAGCATTGAGGACTTCCGCCGGCGCTACACAAAGCCCGACCGCTACGCCCAGCGCGGCCCGGAGTATGTGGCTGCCGTTCTCCAGTCCTCCCGCGAGGAACTGGAGCGGGACGGCTTCACCATCATCAGCAGCCACGACAGCATCACCGGCGAGATCGTGTCCTACTACGCCCACAACTGACAAGGAGGTATCACCATGATCGACCACAACAACCACCATTCCCGCTATTGTGAGCTCATGTCCCTTGCGTCCAGCTCCGCGCCCGCCCGCCGGCTGGACTGCGGCTATATGGCCGCTATCTACATCCTCTCCGCTGACCCGGAGCTGTTTGCCCTTTCCCGCGACAAGATCGGCCCCGACGGTATCAACTTCTCCCGTATCCGCGCCTCCGTCCGCCGCTCGGAGCTGTCCGACAGCCAGCTCACCGCCGCCGAGGCCTCCAACAGCCTGTTCAACGACGGTTTTTCTTCCGTCACTCCTCACGACCTGTCCCAGTGCGATTATGCCACCCTGGACATCATCACCCAGGCATTGTATATCTGGAAAGGCGGCTGCATCATTACCCCCAGCGAGACCGGCGCGATTTACCTTGACCGCTCCGAGGAGCGGAAGCGGCGCGGCCTGGAGGCTCACCTGTTCCGCAATTTCCTTCCCAACCCGTAGACGTCGGCACTGTTTCGTGCTATAATGCGACAAAAGTATCGAGGAGGCACCTTATGGACGATGCACAGCAGATTTATCCCGCGTTCCGGCTCGTGGCCCAGTTTGCCGACGGCCAGCGCCTCTATTTTGACGGTCTGACCGAACAGCAAGCCCAGCAGCGTATGGAGGCGGCCCAGGCCCAGCACGGCGACCTCACGTGGTATGACGGCGTTACCGATCTGCACTACGAGAACGGCAGATACCACGTCATGGTCCCGCCGCCGCCCAGCGTCACCATAATTGACCTGACAGAATACCCCGGCGAAAAGGAGGGAAGATGATGCCCGTTTCAGAGAGCAAGCGCCGCAACAACGACAAATACAACGCCAAGTGCGACTATATCAGCCTGCGCCCCATTAAACCTGTGGGTGCTGCCATCCGAGCCGCCGCCCGTGTCGCCGGTGAGAGCGTCCAGGGCTACGTGATACAGGCTTGCGCCGACCGTATGAGGCGAGAGGGCCAGCCCCTCGAAGTCAACGCCCCCAACGACCCGGACCCGCTCCCGTGACAAAATTCCCATACGCGCGCAAAGCCCCGGCAGACCGTCCCACAACGGCCCGCCGGGGCTTTCTCTGTCTTCCAACTGGTCCTTTCACTTTCTCCTGTGGCTTAACTGCCTCATGCGGCGCAGCCGTTTACGCCTGAACAGATACGACCGCACCGCACCAATGATCCTGCGCACAATGCCCATCCATTTTCCTCCCTTCCTCCTGTATTCGCAAATTGTTTTTCCACATCCATTCCGCACATTGTGGAAATCTTGACGCGCCGCGCGCGGAGCCGCCGAAAAACGGTTCCCTTTAGCCCTGTTTTTGTGGCTTCCGGATCACGGAAAACACGCCCGAACCGGGCCCGTTGACTGTGCCGCCGGCGCGCCATTTTTCCACTCAAATTTTCCCGGCGCATATTAGGTACGCGCGCGCGAGGCGCGGGCTACGATGCCCGCCGCTCCCGGCACTTCCTCCAGGCCCTCTCCCAGACGTTCCATGGCCCGCTCGTGCCAGCTCCTGGCCGTGCTGTCCGGTGCGCCCAGCTTCCCACTGATTTTCGCCCAGCTGTACCCACGCACATACCGCATGATCACCAGCTGCTTGTACTTATCGTTCAGCCCGTCCAGGCATGCCCGCACGGCGGCCTGGTCCGCCAACAGCACCCGTTCTTGTGCCGCAATTTCCGCCAGCCTTTCTCCGGTTCCGTTTTCCGCCGCCCGAAGGCCTGCTGCTTCCGTCGGTTTCCCGGGCGACGACCCATGCGGCGCACCGTCTGCCGCCGTACTGCCCAGGCCGCAGTATTCTTCCTCCAGCTCCTCCCGCTCCTGCCGAAGCAGCCGGAGCATCCCCGGAATGGCCTTGTAGTACAGGGCAATCCGCTTCACATCCTCAAACCGCATCCCGTCGCCTCCTGTTCACTCCCGCCGGTCCGTCAATCCAGCGTCTTGCTGAAAAACGGCTCCCGCGCGTCGCTCTCGTCCACGTCCACCGGCGTATGGAAAATACGCTCCAGCTCCCTGGCCAGCATAGCATATCCGAAGAAGTCTCCGCCCTCTGCCCACGATCCGAACTCCCGGAACACCCGCTCCGTCTCCTTCACGGCCTCCTGCACTCGCTCCGGTCCAAACCCCAACGACTTGTGTGCCCCCAGGGCATAGCAGCTCACCACGATCTCCGCCGCCTCCCGCTGCTCGCCCAGCATGGCCCAGTCTTTTTCCTTCCGTGGTTTCTTTGTTACCGGCAAAAGAAACCCATCCGGCAGCAGCTCACCCAGCTTGCCGCGAAGCTGCTTCTTGGCCCGCTCCATGCCCACGGCCCGTTGAAGGATGGCGAACTGTTCCAGCTCTCCGTTTGCCGCGTCTGTCACCCGGCCCAGCCGATCCTCTCCAATGCCGTACCGGTTGTTCAGCGCCACCATGAAGCACATGGAGATCACATGCCCCGCCGCTTCTCGGTTCTTCTGCACCCGCTCGGCCTGTGTCATGCTACCGGCGAGATACTTCCGCTGCACCTGTCTGGCTGCGTTCCGCCCGTAGTACGGCGGGATGTTCCGTCTTTTGCCCATAATCGCCCTCCTCGTCAAAGTCAGTCTCACAGCTCCGCCCACAGACTGGGCAGAACCTCACGCACAGCACGTTCAGTCCGCCGCCCTGGCTCCTGCTGTCCATGCACAGGCGCGGCCGGTCCGCCTCGTCAAATTCCATCCAGAACACGGTGCCGTCCACGGTCTCCAGCCTTTGGTGCCGCTGGCACAGTGCGCACCGGTTCCCGTTTTCCTTCCTCACAGTGTTTTTCCCTCCTTCGCCAGCTCCCGCCAGCGTTTGACCTCCTCGGCGCTGTCCGCCGTGATGATCTCCGTGAACTTCCACCCCGCAGGCCTGGCCACCATCTCCAGGAACACCCGCCGGCGCACAGCATAGTCCCGCTGCATCCGCCGGACGAACTTGCTCTTGACCTCCACGATCTCCACGGTTCCGTCGGCATATACCAGTCGGAAGTCCGCCGTGTACCGCACCGGGCGCAGCTTCAAGGCCCCGTATTCGCCCGCCGGGAACAGGGGAAAGCATGGATGGGCCTCCCACTCCACGATCTCGCCCTTAGCCACTCTCGGAGCCACGGTGCCGATGTAGAACTCGTATTCGCCCTTGCTGTCAAACTCCTTGCCGGTGGATCTCGCCGCTCTGGCCGCTTCCAGCAGCGGATCGCCCCGCTTTTTCCCGCCGCGGGCAAGCTGACGCTCCGCCTGGGCGCGGTAACGGGGAGGAAGGTCCCCCAGCTCCAGCCGCAGCCCCACTTACAGGCCCTCCCGGCGCTTTTCTTCTTGTGTGGCCCGCATGTCAGCCTGATGGAGCGCCAGCACAAGGGCACACCTGTCCTGTGCCTCTCCCAGTGCGCGGCTCCCGCCCCGGAAGGCCTCGTCATAGGCTCCCATGTGCCAACGGATGGCCAGCGCCTCCTCGTCCGTCAGGTCCATGTGCTTCTGGATCAGATAGACAGACTTCTCCCCGTGTCCCATGGGCAGCTTGTCCCTGACCGTCCACCCGTCGCTGTCCCTGTGGTAGTAATCTGCCTTGCACACGTCATGCAGCAGTGCGCACACCGCCAACACGCCCCCTCCATACTCCAGCGCGCTCGGTTCGAGCAGCAGCTGGTCGTACACGTTCAGGCTGTGTTCCACCAGTCCGCCGGGGTAAGCTCCGTGGAATCTCGTGCTGGCCGGGGCCTCAAAGAAATCCGTGGTCTCCAGCCACGCCAGCAGATCCTCCGCGCCCGGCCGCGTTACCTGGGCCCGGAAGGTTTTCATAAACCGCTCCTTGCTTGTCATGCTGTCCTCCTCGTCTGTTTGATATTTCCTCGCCCGTGCCATCCCTCGGCCCGGCGCAGGATCACGACTGTGTGCCTATGCCCTGAATCGTTCACCGTGGTCTCCACCCGGTTCAGGGTGTACCCTGGGTACTTCTTCTCCCAGAACTCCGCATCGTCTATGTAAAGCGTGCTGGCCTCCTCCAGCTTCTTCCTGCTCCACTTGCTGTCGTTTGGTGGCGGTGTCTTTGGCTTCTCCAGGCCCCGGCTCTGCCTCCAGGATCTGGCGCACCGTTTGTTCTTGCAGATGTACCGCACCAGGCTCTCCACGCTTCCGTGGTCCACGTCCAGATATTCTGCGCGTGTCAGCCCAACCCGCTCCCCGTTGGCGTTCCACAGCTCCTCCAGCACATCCCGGGTCAGCCCCTCCGTATGCTGGATGATGGCGTGGTGGTGGTGCCGTCCGCACGTCTTCCCGTTCTCGTCCACGGTGGTATATTCCGTCGCGGCCACCCACTTGGGCCGCTTCACTCCGTTCCGGTCGCACCAGCGGTAAAGCCGCTTGATGTAGTTGGTGAAGTCCAGGTCTGCCCGCCTCGTGTCTCCCGGCTCCGGCAGATGGTCGTCGTCATAGGTCCCCGTCCACGAAAAATCTCCCTTTCCGAAGTTGGTGTTGACCAACTGGACGTGGTAGCGCTTGGCCCGCTTGTCGTTGTAGGTCTGCTGCGCCAGGGACGAGGCCTCTTTCTTCTTCGCTCTCCGGCCGGCCCTGTGCTTTTTCGCGGAGACCGGGTACAGGTCCACCTCCATGTACTGGGCCGTGTCGTAGTTCTTCCCGCAGATATGCTTTTGTTCCCGGTAAAACAGACCCACGACACCACCCCCGTCTCCAGCCCTTGTCCCTTAACTTACTACCGATATACCAGCCCATTGTCGCCCCCCGGCGACCTTGCTTTTCGCCCGGCATGCTGCCGGGCGCGGGCTTGCGCATGCGGCATGGCCGCGCCGATCACCAGCGCGACCATGCCCACGTCTAATTTTTTTCGTCCGGCACCACCCGAAGCAGTGCCCCAAGCTGCCGCCAGATCTTGAACTGCCGCTTGTCCAGGCCCTTGACCGCATGCTCGATTAGGTCCAGACGGTTCAAAATCCGCTCGGCATCCCGTCTTTTCTCGCTCTCAATTTCCCGCACGATCCGCTCTTTTGCCTGCTTGCGAGAAATTTCCGTTCGATACCAGACGCCCAGCTCTTTCCCATTCTCCAGGTTCAGGAAAAGCCCGTAGTACAGGCCCTCCGTCCGCAGGCATCAGCCAGCTCAATGATCTCCCGCTCGTTCACTCCTCTTCCTCCTCCACACCGAATGTGCACTCGTCGCACGACAGCTCCTCATTGGGGTTGTCGCAGGGCCTGTCCTCTTCCCACTCCGGGAATCCACACCGGTATTTCATATCAGCTTTCCTCCTTCACACATTCACGAACCGATTCTGGCAGTTGACATTATTACAGAAACGCTCCTCGCCGATCTGTCGCAGCGGCTGCCCGCAGAACTGGCAGAAGTTCCCCGCCTGCCGTGGTGGTCGGTCGTCCGCATGCGTACCGCCAAACCTCATGCGGTTCACCATGCACACCACAGATCCCGGTTGCGCCGCCGCCATACACTGGTCTTTTGCCTTGCAGTAGTAGCAGTCCATCACGCATTCCCCCTCTTGTCAGGAATTGATGTGGTCTCGTCCAGCCATTTGCACCCGTGGCAGTTCATTTCAGGGCCTCCAGGGTCGTGGTCAGCATGGCAGTCAGTGCGTTGCGTAGCTTTCCGGCCCACTCGCCGTCCCCCGCCGCCTTCATGTTCTCGATACACTCGGTCATCTTGTTGATTGATGCCTGCCCCTGCTCAAAGTGTAGCTTGAAGATGGTCATTTCCGACGAGGACGCCACCGCCAGCTTTTTCTGCAGCGCCTTCATCTGCTCCGCCATGGCCTCCTTCTCCCGGTCGGCGATGGCTCTGGCTTCCTCCTGGGCCACCTTCACGGCCGCCAGCTCCTGCTCCGCCTTCGCCTTCGCTTGCTCGGCCCTGGCCTTTGCCTTCTCCGCCTTCTCGATCTTCGCTTTCAGTTGCTCGGCCGCTTCCTTCCTGGCCGCCTCCGCCGCGGCCTTGACCGCTTCTTCATCTACTACTGTCTCCACGGCCACCGGCGTCGGGGCCTCTGCCACTTCCTCCAGCTCCGCCTTCAGGGCACTGATGTCCGCCTGTGCCTTCTCCAGGTCCTCCGCGGCCTTTGCCTTGGCGTCCTCCAGCTTCTTGGCATACCCCGCCGCCCGGTTCTCTGCCTCCTCCAGGCGTCCCTGAATGTCCGCCATGTCCGTGTCGTAGACAGTGCGCTGTTTCTCCAGCTGTTCCTCCATGGCTTTTTCCAGATTTTCCGCCTTCTTACGTGCCTCGTCCCGCTCCTTGATCGCCTGCTGCAATTCCCGTGTGGACATATCCTCCACATCGTGTTCTTCTACGAACTTTTCTCGCTCCTCCGCAGGCACAGAAAGGAGGGCCAAAGCCTTGGAATAGCTTAGTTTTCCAAACGTTTGGCATTCTACCTGCGCCCCAAACAGACACCCCTGCGGAGACCCGTATTCCTGAAACAGGCGCATAAAATTGTTTGCGGTGGAGGTTGAATATCCGGTGTTCTCCTTGATCCATGTGCCAAAGGTCCCGTAGGGCAACATCTCCTTTGCCTCGCACATCCGCCTGCCGATCTCCACGATGTTCCCCAGCATGGATGCGGTCAGCGCGTTGATCTCCGCTGCCACCACTTCCACCGTTCTTGCGGTCTGCAGCTCCGTCATGCAGCAGTCGCTCCTTTCTTCCTGGGCAGTTTCGGCCTGCCCTGCTTATCCCGCTTGCTTCCTTTTTTTAACCAGCCCAGCCAGCTGTCCAAAAACTCCCGGTAGACCTCTCTCGGGTCAGGTGCAAACCTTCCCTTCATCGTGTGGACGCCTTCGTTTTTGTACCCGTGGATCTGCACCAGCTGGTTCCCGTTCATTTCGATGGTCAGCCATGGCTCGTCTGGCTTCGCCGCCTTCCGCATGAACAAGATCGTTGTGTGCCCCTGCACGTGCCGGTCCGCGTATCCGCCCACGCAGTGCTTCAGGGCCCGTCCCTCGTCCAGCACCTCCGCGCCGCTGATGGGTGCCCGGATCAGAAGGCCATCCAGCTCAAAGCCGTACTTCCTATCCAGCTTCACCCTGCGCTCGTCATATGCGGCGTTTGCCGCGTCCAGCCGCTCACGCTCCGCCTGCCGGCGCTCCCGCTCTGCCTTCTCTCTCTGCCGCTGCAGCACCGCCCTGTGCTTTTCCGTGGCCTCGTCGTGGGCTTCCCCGAGATTTTTTGGCAGCAGGACGTTCTCCCGGTGGAGGGGATAGCCCGTCGCCTCGGCAGCGGTCAGATAGTCCTCCCAGAAGTGCAGCGCCGCGTCCAGGCCACTCATGCCTCCGTACCTGGCGCAGCCCACATACCCGGTCAGATACCGGATCAGCCGCTCCGGGGCCACCCCCCACTTCTTCGCCGCCTGAAAGATCCTGCGGATGTTCAGGCCCATGCCCATCCATTCCGCGCAAGCCTGGATGGTGACGCGGCCCTTCAGCTTCTTGTGCAGCTCCAGGATCTCAATGTTCCGGTTCGTGCCCAGGAAGATCTTCAGCTCCTGCCGGTTCAGGCCGAATACCTTCGCCGGATTATCCGTGTCCCAGTCGATCACTGCGGCGTGCTTCACACCCCGCTCCACCAGGTCGTGGATCACATCGCCCATCCCCGCCTTGAACAGCATCTCGATCTGCCTGTGGTAGAAGCAGCAGGCGGTCAAAAACTCCAACAGGCGGTACTTCGGCACATCGAACTCTTCCCGGCAGCAGTAGCGCAGTGGGCTCTCCTGCACCTCGTCCAGTCCGATCACGTCGTAGCCCACTCCATAGTCCGCATTGGCCGTGAATGGGCTATGGATTTTCCACCGTCCCCTGGTGAGCGGCCCTTCCTGGGTCACAATGGCCCCAAACGGGCTGTTCCCGTACCAGCTCCTGGTAGTCTCCTCCACCAGTCCCGGCTGGAAGCGGTACACCCCCACCAGCTTGTACCCTGGCTCCCCGGCCAGGTCGTAGCCCGCCGTGTAGTGTTTGCTGCAGTCATAGGCCCTGGCCCACAGCGCCCCCTCGTGCCACCGCAGGACCACCGCCCTCCGGTAGCTGGAGAGGTTTTCCCGCCTTCCGGTGTAGCGCAGTTCCTTCACGATCACTGGCTTTCCGCAAAACGGGCAGTTCATGCTTGGCTTCTGCCGCTCGTCCCAGCGGTTCTTCGGTTCCCGCTGGTGCGGCTCCCACATGGCCCGTCTCATGTCCTGGTCGGCGCAGTCCATGCCCGTCGTGATGTGCTCATGGCAGCAGGTCGTCCACAGTTCCCCGGTTTTTCTCCTTCGGAACAGATAGGCGGGGAACAGGGCATTGATTGCCTCCAGTTCACCCTCCCGTAGTGTTGGGGCCAGTTCCACGAACCGCCCGGCTTTCTCCTGTTCTGTCACCGTGTTCGCCCCCTTACAGAAAATCATCCAGCGAGAGGATCTTGCGCTCCACCTTTTGCGACAGCATCGGCGGTTCTGGTTCTTCCTCGTCTTCAACGCTGGCGCAGAGGTTGACGCTCATCTGAAACCGCACATCCGCGCCCGGGAAGTAAAACTGTACCGCCCGGCGGAACGCCTCCAGGTCGGAGATTGCATTCCCGCAGTTCTTGGCCACCGCCTTCATGCAGTCCTCGAAGGTTCCTCCCTGGACCACCGCCTGGGCAAACTCCCCGTCCTGCCGGCAGAAGCCGACCAGGGCCTCACACACGGCTTCCTTCATTACTGCGGCATACCGGTCATATTTTCCGGCCTTCTGCTCCGCCTCCAACTTCTGCTTTGCCCTCTCGTACCACTCATTCATCTTCTATCCCACTCCTTTCTTTGTTCCCATATCCCAGTCGATGGCCTGTCCGCACTGGCCGCAAAACCGCTGCTCGTTCCCGTCCTCGTTGTGCAGGTACTCTCCGCTCCCGCATCGAGGGCACGCCAGGATGTTCTCGTCTCCGTCCGGGTGCGGTTGCTTCGGCACCATCCGCGCCAGGGCCTCCATTCCCATCCGGCAGGCCGTGTTCACCGGCTCGATGCTCTCATAATGCTCCCGGTGCTCCGGGTCCAGGATCTCAACCGCTCTCTCGATTTCCATGTTTCTCTCTCGCCTCCCTCGCCAGTTCTACTCTTGCCTTTGTCATCAGCCACGCCCGGATGCACCTCTCGCACTTCTCGCTCCCGAGATAGCCCATCTTGCATTCCTCCGGGTCCTCACGTCTGCAAAGTCCGTCCGCCACCATGACCTTTGCGGCAATCTTCACCGCTCTTGCCTCCACGGTTTCATCCTTCACTGCTCTATCACTCCGTCCTCCATTCCGATTTGCTCCCCGTCGTCTCCCTCCGGTTCCGCCGTGCCAGGTTCATCCCCCGTCCGAGCTTGCTCCCGGTAGAGCTGTTCCGTGCACATCGCCTCGAACTCCGCCAGGGAGGCAAGGTATTCCTGGCTCACCACCTGCATGGGCATAACTGCCGCCAGCAGGTTCATTCCGTCGTGTACCGCAAGATACCGTTGCCCGTTCGTCATGCGCCGCACTGTGAACATGATGTAGTCGCTGTTTTCCACCTCGTCCATGATGGGAGACAGCAGGCTCTCCCGGTAGAAAATCAGTTCTCCGTCGCTGCACCGGCAGCAGGCCGCCCACAACCCATCCAGGGCCGCAACAACCCGTACTTTCTCCGCCCGCTTTTCCCCTTTGTCGTAGTCCGACAGGTTCATTCCCATCACATTTCGGACGCTCTCAAACTCTTCTTCCTCCAGGTGCACTTTCTCCCATGCCTTCTCCGGCACGTCCAGCACCGTTCGCACCTGCTCTCTTCCCGACATCTTGGGCAGGTTTGTGGCCCGGTAGAACCCGTACCCGTTTCCCAGCCAAATCCCGCTATCCTCCACATCTGCCACGATGCAGCGTCCTGCGTTCTTCACCAGCTTTACGAACTTAGAAATCTTCATCGGCTTGTCCCCCTAAAAGAACAGGTATGAAATACACAGCTTCAGCAGGGCAGGACCCGCCAGGATTAAGGCCGCCGCCCAGGCTGCCACCACCAGTGTGCCGATAATGCCGCCCAGCGCCGCGGCAAAGCACTTCAGGAACTCCTTCACCGCGCCTTGCCTCCTCTCGTCCCGATGGTCACGTAGGCCGTTCCTTTTCGGTTCAGCTCCATATCCACCGGAGCCTTGCACGCGATGCAGGTGTGGGTGATGGTCTCCGTGGTGGCGTTGGTCCGGTATCGGAAGCTCTTTCCGCACTTGCAGTGCATATACATTGGCCGCAGGTTCTCCAGCGCCGTTTCGTGCCCGCACTCGTCGCACCGGAAGCTGTAAGTCTCCCGCTTCGCGCAGAACGCCCGGATCTCCCCGCACTCCTCGCACACCACCAGCAGGAACCCCTTGTACGGTCCCTGGCCCTCGTCCGGGTCCCGCTTGGTCCAGTCCTCTTTCTTTCCGAACATCCGCTCCACTCGGCTGCGCTCGACCGAGCTATGGGTCATCGGAATAATCAGCTGCTCCTTGGTCTCCGGGCACTCGATGTAAATGTCGATCCCGTTGTGCTTGATGATGATTTTTTCATCCAGGAGCGCTTCCCGGATGTCGTTTACTGTGATACTTCCCATACTATCCTCTCTTTCCGATTTCGGGGATGAACTGAAACATCCACGCTTCATCCATAATGCTCACAATGTTTCCGTCCTCGTTGATGGCAAGGACCTCAACGGCCTTTGGCTTGCTGACCTTCCCGAGATCCGGGTAATCCCCGTCCTCAAACTCCACAGACATGAGGGCCAGCGTCCGCAGAACCCTTTCTTTGTAGATGACCTTATACCCCGTCAGCGCAGCGATTATTTTCGTCACCCTTCCTTTCATAGTAGTAAATCCTTCCCATCACCAGTTCGATTCCCCGGTGCGGGAAGGCCTTCCCTTAAAAACTCCCTCGGCATGACCACCGGCCCGTCTTCCGGCTCTGCCAGCCACACTTTCGCATCCGTGATGGAGCTCCAGTCGCATCCCCAGTATTCCGCGGCGTTCATCACGGCGGCCAGGTTTGAGCTGTGCGGAACCACCACCTCGCCGTACTTCGGATGTACCACCCGGCTCCTCCCGCGGGCGTTCCTCCGTTCCGCCCGCGTCCGTTCACACGCCCTCTGGTGAAGGTCCTCCCGCTCGTCCGTCACTCGATCTCGCCCCGCTCCCGCATTCGGCGCAGCCATTCGGCTTGCTTCTCCTGCCCGTAGAACGCATGGCCCATCCATGCTCCCAGCACCATCAAAGCCAGCCCGGCGCAACCCAGCGCGGCGATGCCCCACATGGTTTCCTGCCCGTCAATTCCCATCAGCAGGATGAATCCAAAAAGCCCGATAAACGCTCCGGCAGTTTCCCGGACGCGCGCCAGCTTGCGCTGCTTCTCCACATACCGCGTCCGCCGGCGCTCCCGCCGCTCCTCGATTCGCTCCATTTCCCCCGCCCCGGAATAGATGTTCACTCGGATACAGCCCTGGCTTTTTCCGACCTCGCAGTACATGGCCTTCATTTGAATACCTCTCTTTCCTTACCCGGCGCTGGCCCTGTTCGTCCGCCTACGGCGGTAGTTCTCGATGACCGTCCGCTGGGCCAGCTCCGCGCTGTACCCCATGCGTCCGTTCTTGTCCATCTCTCCGGTGTCTCCTCGCTTCAATTCATTGTAGACGGTAGACCGATGGACCTTCAGCTTCGCGGCAATCTGCTCAACGCCGCGTCCTTTTTCATAGAGTGCTTCCAGCTCCATGCGGTCTTTCAGTGTTAAATGTCTCTTGCTCAAACCGCTCGCCCTCCTTTTCCACAGGATTTTTGACAAAAAAATAAATGCGGGAAAACTCGCATCGAGTTCTCTCGCATTTATTCTAAATATTCAGCTCCGAAAAGTCAACCATTAAATGCACACAAATTCCGCGTTCTTTTTTTGTCTAATTTCCCCACGACCAAAAGGCCGCCGTCACGTCCCATGTTCGGCAGCCTGCTCCATTCTGTTTACTTTCCATGCTCCTCGCTCCCGCTCCTTCCCCCGGTTTTTCTCCGTGTTCTGTCTCTTTATTCCGTGATTCCCAGCTCCCGTAGGCATTCCCGGAACACAGCTTCGCTGCTCCGATACCCCAGTATCTTTCTTGGGTAGTTGTTGATCCATGTCTCGGTAGCCGCGACTTGCGCCTGGCTCACCTTGTTAAAGTCGGTTCCCTTTGGGTGCTTGCGCCGGATCATAATGTTTGCGTTCTCGTTGCTTCCCCGTTCCCAGGACGAGTAGGGGTGGCAGAAGTACACCTTCGTCCTCGGTATAGTCTTATTGATGGCGCTTCTCTCCATCTCCTCCGCCGCCGAGAACTCCGATCCGTTGTCCACGGTGATGCTCTTGAATATCTTTCTGAAGTTCACCGCCCCATGCTTCCGCTCCATGGCGTCCAGCGCCCTTACAATGGTTTCCGCCTTCCGGTTCGGGATCAGGACAATGATCTCCCGTCTGGTCTTCCGCTCCGTCAGCACCAGCAGCGCCTTTGAGGTGGTATTCTTCTTGCTATAAACGGTGTCCATCTCCCAGTGGCCAAACACCTTGCGCTCCACCACCTCGTCATCCCGGCGCTCGATGCTCTCCCCGGCGCTGGCTCTGGCCTGGTCCTTCTTTGTCTTTACCTTTTTGTATCCCTGCTTCCGCTTCCCGTGCCGCGGCAGGTCCACTTGTGTGATCCGCAGGAACAGTCCCTTTTTGATGTAGCTGTAAATGGTGGTCGTGGAAACGGATGTCTTGAACTTCCGCCCCTCCATCATCGCGTACCCCAGCACCGCAGCTGGCGAGCAGTCCTTCTCGATGATGGTCTCCTCGATGTACCTTGCCAGTTCGTGGTCCTTCCCAATCTTCAGGTCCGGCCCTTTCTCCCGCAGGTGCGCCTGATACCTCGCCTCCGCGATGTCCGGGCTGTACGCCGTTTCCATTTCCCATGTGTCGCCGTTCAGCCGTTCGTAGGCTCCCCGTTTCAGCTCCCGGTAGATCGTGGATTGGTGGACGCGCAACTTGTCGGCAATTTGTTTTGGCCTCCATCCCTTCCGCAGCCACTTCTCAATGCGCAGCCGGTCGTTCCTGGTCAGGTGCTTAAATGCCCTTTCCTTCGGCTTCTTCACGGTCATTTCTCCTCTCTTCCGGCTCCGGCGCGCATCTTCGCTCCGCCCTCGCCGTCTTATTTTGTCGCATTATTCAACTTTATGATAATCAACTTTCGCATATTCCGCAAGCTGGATTTCTTTTCTGGAAGCAAAAAATCCCCCCTCGCAGGGTGTAAATCCTGCGAGGGGGGGATTATCATATCGCCGGGCTGTCAATAGATCCTTCCGGCTCCTGTGTCATATTGAAGTTTGCAGCCTTGGCCGCCTCGTATGTAATGCCGCCTTCCTTGTGGTCCGACTTGCACAGATTCAGGTAGAAGCTGCATACCACGCCATGGGCAGCCCACGGCAACCCAACCATGCCGCCGATCCACGGAAGCGCCCCGGTGTACCCCACCCTAACACAGTAGAAGGCCAGGGCGAATCCGCCGACCGTTACAAACCACAGAAGCGGCCGGATGTCCGCAACGATCCATTTCGAGAACTGGGACATATCCGGCTTTCCTTGCTTGCTGCTTCCGGCGATGCGCTTTCCGCCTTCCATCACGCGATCCCGTGTTCCTTTGCGAAACGATAGAAGAGCTTGGCGGCCTGCTCACGTGTGAGGAAGTCCTTCCACATATAGTTGGGCTTGCCGTCAACGGTGGTGCCGTTTCCGGCGAACAGGCCCACGCTGATGGCCCACTCCCGGGCCTCCTCGCTCCATTCTCCGCAGTCATTGTCCTGGAGCTCCTTCCGATACTCCGTCATAGAGGTCTTAAACATTTCGTTGAACTTGGTCTGATCCATGTCGTCTTCCTCCTCTGCTTTGCTCGCATAGTCAGGAAGGCAATAACCCCGGATGTACCGGCCATTTACGGCCACAGTGCGCCGGGCCACCGCCTCCCCCTTGTTGCCTTCGATCACGGTAATTGTGTTTCCGCTGACGGCCTCCACGATTCCCACATGGTTGGGATTGGCAGTGCAGTCCGTGATTGCGTAGTTTGAGCCGTCCTTCCAGTAGTACATGATGATGTCGCCCGGCTCCGGCCGGTAGGCATCGTCCTCCTGCCAGCGCCCCTTCGCCTTGAAGAGCTCAATCATCTTGGTGCAGGAGCACTCACCGAAGATAATATCGTGCAGGCCGGCGGCCATCCCAGCGGCGGTTACGGTCGTGGCGCACCACTCGTCATCATACTGGACGGCGTAGCCCCTGGGAAGGGGCCGCTGGGTGTTATATAGGTCGATGATGGCTTTGAACTTCCCATTCGCCTCGCTGTAACCCAGCCAACCACGCATGACACCGATGACTTTACTCCGCAGCTCCAGTTCCGTCGCCATCTTCGGCACCTCCTTCAGCATCGCCCGTTTCAACTTTCTCTTCATCTTCGACCTCCGTGCTCCCTTCTGTGGGGATCTCTTCAGCAGGGGGATTTACCACCTTGGTCATATCGCACAGTGCGTCAATCAGCTCGGACAGTGCCTCGGTATCCATGGGATAGTTGATGTACTCGGCGCTGGTCTGTACCATCGCCATAACCCACTCCTTCCGGGTGGCACCGTCCGCAAACTTGACCTCGGCCTCTTCCATGAGGTCAACCACCAGCCCAAGCAGGGCACCCCAGTTCTTTTCCTGGGTGGCCTTCTGGACATACTGGACCAGCTTGACCGCCAGAGGGATGCAGGCGGCCAGGCCAGTGAGAACAGCGACTACGAGGTTCACGATCTGGTCAGCGTTCATGGTTCATTCTCCTTTCGATTTTTAGCTTCATCTTCTCCGTCACGCTCGTTCGATGACGAGCTCATGAAGTCATGCTTCTGGAGCCGTTCATCGTAGACCCGGCTGATATTGGCGATGGCATGAACGGCCCTGTTGTTTTTGTAGTCCTTGTGGTCCTCACAGTACCGTTCATAGAAGTCGATGTCAGCCAGGACATCAATGAACTCTTCCTTCGTGTGCGGGATGTCACGCAGCAGCTCGTTGTTGAACCGCAGGATACGGGTTCGGTGCTCGTCGGCGTTCCGTTCCCCGTCCATACGGATGTGATCGGCAAGATCCTTCTTCACGGTGTCCAGCTCGTTGAGCACGTCTGCGTTTATGGCCCGGCCCACCGCTTTGGCGATGGCGGTCCACGGGTTGACTTTGATTGGGGCAATTTGAATCAGGGCTGTCAGGGCCAGGAGGCCCCCGGCCCCGCAGCCCAAAAGTTCCAGAATGCTCATACTTCCTCCATATCGTTGGAGTTTCCCCCCTCTCCTCGGTTCTCTCCCACATCAGGCCAGTCCGGCCATTCGTCCCCGCCGATGGCCTTTCGGTAGGCCTTATCAGCCTCCGCGATCTCGTCCTTCCCGGTCTCCGTGTCCCCCAGCTCTGCCAGCCGTGTGGCCAGGACTTTGATAGCCCTGGCCTGGAGTTCCGCCACGCCCTCCAGGTCTGCGATGATTTGTAAATTGCTGCTCACTCCGTCACCTCCGTCCATCCGTACACACCAGGCTCCCAAGAGTTGTTTCCGGCCCCGTCTCCCTGTGTGCACTCCCATGTCTTTCCGTTATGGGTCACGATGTCACCGACTTTGTAAACCGTGCCCTGCTTCCACTCCTCAACGGTCGGTTCCGGCCCCGGCTCCGCGTTGTACTTTTCCCATCCGTACACGCCCGGCTCCCAACTGTTTTTTCCGGCACCGTCCCCCTGGGTGCAGATCCAAAGCTCTCCCTTGTAGCTCACAATGTCGCCGATGTCGTAGGCATCCGTCGCACCGTAAGGCCTTCTCCATTCCAGATAGCCGTCCTCTGTCACGCCCACCGGCGCATAGAGGGACGGCGCTTCACCCGGAACTTGGTGCGCTGCCGATGTATGGCTCTGTACTACGGTGTAAAGCTGCGTGTCCCCATAATCGTCCACGCCATAGGAGATGATTTTCTTTTCCTTGTAGGCGACACCCGGCTTCCACACCTCGTACAGATCTGCCAGCTCCAGCACGGTTTGTTCATCCTGCTGCTGTTCCGCCACGAGCCGTGCCGCCGCGTTGAGCTGTGCGGCAATTACTGACCGGTCTGCTTCTGTGCCGGTTCTGTCTCCGCCAAGCATGGCATCCAGTGTGGAATCATGATCCGACACAGCCTTTTGCAGGTTCTTGGTCTTGTCGGTATCCCGGTAGTGCTCCGAGATGATGTAGAATTCGTACTTTGTGCCGTCCTCTCCCACGGTGCTCTCATAGTGCCGCTCAATGCGGCACCGGTCTGTGATCGTGCTGTCGTCGTACTCCCGCACGGTGGTGAAGTATTCTCCCTCCTGCATTACAGGCCCGTCGCCTACGGTTTTCAGGTTCTCCCGCGTCACGCCGTCAACGATTGCGGTTCCGTACACATATTCCATCTTGCCAGCTCCTTTCTGGATTGCTCCCTTACCACAAGTTTCAGTTTTCTTTGCAGGCCAGCCTCCAGATACTTTTCAAAGAAATGCACATGGTTGCAGTGCTTCATCTGTCCCAGCCTGGAGAGCAGCCCCTGCGCCAGCTTCGCCCTGATTTTTCTGTGCCGCCGCATTGTCCGGTAGCACTCCGACAAGGACTTTTTAAGGCGCACCAGGTTTCTCTTCCGCAGGAGCGTGAACCCTCTCCCGAACCGGTAGCCCAGGGCGGCCACCGTCCTTTTCGCGGTTGGGTAGAGTTGCCACTTTCCGTTCAGTTTCAACCCTCTCCGCTCCAGCCATGCTTCGATCATTCCTCGTAGCTTCCGCAGCTTCCGCTTGTTCCGTCCGAATATGGTGAAGTTATCCATATACCGCATGTAGTGGTCACATAGTCCACTTTCCCGGATCATCCGGTCCAGCGGCTGCAATACCGTGTTGGCGAACCACTGGGAGAAGTACGCCCCGATCAGCACCCCGTGTTTCATCAGCCGCTGGCACACCTCCAGCATCCGCCGGTCCTTCACCAGCTGCCGCAGTCTTCCCATCACCGTTTCTACCGTCAGGCTGTCGTAGAAGTGGTGGATGTCCAGCTCCTGGGCGTACTTTGTGCCCTTCTTGTCTGTCTGCATCCACTTCTTGATGGCTTTCATGCCGTAGTGGATGCCCCGGCCCTTTATGCTCCCGCAGCAGTACGGGTCCATGCCCCGCATCATCACCGGCTCCAGCACTTGGATTACCGCGTGGTGCACATACTGGTCCGGCCATAGCCGTGGCTCCGCGATGTCCCGCCACTTGCCGGCGCTCTTGTCCCAGCGCCTGGCCAGCCTCGGCTTTGCCGCGTCATACCCGTTTTGGATGATCTCCCACAGCAGCTTCGCATGCCCGTCTACATCCGCTTCCACCCGGCGCACCGTCTTGTTCGGCTTGTGGTGCGGGTGCCACCGGTGGGATGCGTTCACGGTCATGATCGCCCGCAGCAGGTTCTCCTCCGAGATCAGTTTTTCGTACAGGTGGTTTGCTCGCTTCATGTTCCAGGATCGTTCCTCCTTTTAGCCTCACGGCCTTTCCCTCGCTCCCGCCGGTTGCGGGAGGGTACTAAACCGTGTCCTGATGGCTCATCTGCACCAAGGGGTGCCGAGGGTGTCCGCGCCCCGGCATGGGTATTTGCTTGCCGGTTATGGAGGTGGGTAGCCAGTCCTAAAAGGACGCGGCAGCCGATGTTCGCGTTCGAGTTCGACGCGGTGTTGTAGTTCACGTAAAACAGCCCGTGGTTCCCGTTCTGGTTATAGTTCCCGCCGAAGTGCAGGCACGGGTTGGAAGCGTTGAAGTTCCAGTTATCCGACGAGCCCCGAAACGAAGCACCGACTGCGTGCGCGGTCATCCCCTGTATTTTCACGCCGCATTTGCGGCAGAAAACCCGTTGTTGGTTTCTATGCTATGTCGGCCTGCGGGCCGGGATATGCAGGAGGGAGGGGGCGTGCGCGCCCCCGTCCCCCTGCACCCCCTCCCCCATCAGGGGAGTTTTTGGAGGCGGCAGCCGATGTTCGCGTACGAGCTCGACGCGGTGTCGCAGTTCACGAAAAACAGCCCGTGGTTCCCGTTCTGGCCATAGTTCCCGCCGAAGTACAGGCACGGGTAGGAAGCGTTGAAGTTCCAGTAATCCGACGAGTATGTGTTCTCGCTGCCACCGGTTGCCGTCGGGTAGATGCACCACTCCAGGCCGTTTTTGTCCGATACCGCAAACGCGCTGGGCCATCCGCTGGACGGCACGCCCACGGCGGTTCCTCCGCTGTTGTCCGAGAAGCTGGCCGGAGTCATGATGATGTTCAGACCGGCGCTGTTGTAGTAGCAGCCGTCGCCCCAGTCGTACACATTGTCCCACAGGCCCTCGATGTTCCGGTACTGTGTGCCCAGGCCATAGGTGTCCCGGCTGCTCTGCGTGGTGCCCGTGTGGTAGGGCATACTGTCCGTATAGCCCATGTTCTCGGTGGCGCTGCTGTTTCCGCAGCCCTTGCCGATGGTCTTTTGGCTGTTCCAGTCCGCGAACTCCACCAGGTAGAGCATCCACAGCGTCATGCGCATCTGGATGTCGCTCTGCCAGATCGTGCTCCCCAGGGCGTGGATTCCGTTCCGTGCCGCGCTCCTGGTGATGTTCGCCTTTGGCTTTCCGCCCGTCTGGCTCTTGTAGTTGCTGGTGTGGCAGTGATACCGGCCCACATACACCACATCCCGCTCGCCCTTTCCGTCCCCGCGGTTGGCGTGGGCGGGGGACACATAGAATCCCTCGGTCGCCTTGTCCGCGATCTGGAGTTTCAATCGGTTCCCGTTCTTCGTCCATTTGAACCAGAACTTTGGGATCTTCACCAGCTCTCCTGCTTCGCTGTCCGATACCCTCGTCATTCCGCTCCAGGGCATCAGGTTGTCAAAGGGGCTTCCGTAGCTGCTGGCCCCCGCCCGGTACGGTGTCGGGTTTGCGAACCCCGCAGCGTCGTCCGTCCGGCTCCACACGGTCGTGCTCGTACCGTCCCACTCGACGCCGTAAATGCTCGGCAGGCTCACGGTCACACTGCAGGTTTTTGCCGACGGCGCGTTGTAGTTCGCGTCCGCCGCCACATTCACCGTCACCGTTGCACTTCCGTTTTTCACAGGCTTCACCGTGACGATGTTCCCGCTCACGCTCACAGTCACGATGCCGCTCGGGCTGGCGCTGGCCGTGATCGCCCCGGTTCCGGCCCGGGTCGCCGTAATGGTTTTGCTTTGCGCCTTGTCCTCCAGGGTCATGGAACCGGGGGATATGGTCAGGCTTCCCGCGGCCTTCTGGATCGTCCATGCCGCATTTTTCGCTCCGGTTCCACCGTCGCTCCACTGGTAGTTTTCCTTTGGCGTGAAGGATGCGGTGTAGTTCCCCGCGTTCGTCCCGCTCGTGGTTCCACCTATGGTCAGCTTTGCGCTGTCATAGTTTGCCCAGGTCGGGCTTTGTGCGCTCCCTGTATAGGTCACCGTTCCCGACTGGCTCGGAACCGCTGCAATGGTTGCCCTCCCAATGGCCCATTCCGCGGTCTTTTCTCCCGTTCCTCCGTCCTGCCACTGGTAGTTGACCTTCGGCGTAAAGGTGGCGTTGTAGCTCCCTGCATCCGTTCCGCTGGTGGTCCCGCCCAGGGTCAGCTTGTCTTCATCATAGTTCGCCCATTTGGGGGACTGGGAGCTGCCCGTATAGGTCAGGCTCCCGCTCTGGCTGGGCACCGTGGCGATGGTGGCCTTTCCAATGCTCCAGGCCACGCTCTTTGCATCCGTCGTTTCGTCGCCCCAGGTGTACCCCTCCTTCGGTGTGAAGGTGGCGTAGTACGTTCCTGCGTCCGTGCCCGTGGTCACGCCTCCCAGCTCCATGGTCTCCGGGTTATACCCGTTCCAGCTGGGGGACTGCTGCTGTCCCGTATAGGTCAGCGTCCCGTTCTGGCTTGGCACCGCGTCGATGGTGTGCGCGATCTTGGTAATGGCCTCCAGCGCCGCGTCTGCCGATTTCTGGGCGTCGATTGCCTTTTGTGCCGCCGCGTCCATGGCCCCCTGGAGGTTTGTGGAGCCAAGTCCCTTGTTGTCCGTGTAGTCGATGTCGTAGGCCTTTGTGCCGTGCGGATTCCCGCTTTTGATCTGGCTGTGGTCGTAGGCCTCCTTGCCCCGGTCGCCCCGGTATGCCGTGCTGGCCGTCTCGCCCAGGGCCAGGTCCGAGCCGATGGCCACATACGCCGACCCGCTCCAGCGGTAGGTGATGTTGCTCTCCGCGTCCACATAGATCTTCCCGCTCTCCGGGGTGATCTTCTGCTGGTAGGCCTGGTCGGAATAAAATTTCCCCTCGTGGTAGTATCCTTCCACCACATCGTCTACGTAGCTGGGAAGCTGGCTGCTAAGTACCTTTCCAGCCTCGTCCAGCTCCGCCAGGCCATATGGCGTGCCTACCGGCAGCTGCTCCAGCGGCACCTTCCCGTCTCCGTCAAGGCCGGCCACGCCCCCGGCCTCGTTCACCGGCAGCTGGTCCACGCCCATCTTCCCGCTCTCGCTAAGGTCCGCCTTCCTGTCAAACAGTGCCTTGTGGGCGTTCTCGTCCCCGTTGTGCTCCTCCATGGCTCCGGCGATGGCCTGCTCCATGGTCTCCTCCGTCACCACCGCCGCCGCGTCGATGTTCACCGTCAGCGTCCCCTGGTTGGAGAAGGCCAGCAGCCCGTAGAAGGTGTAGGCAAAGTCCGGCATCACGTCCTTGCTGGGGATCTCCACGCCGATGTCCGTGTCCGTCTGGAAGAGGGCGATCATCTTCTCGTCCTCGTCCTCCAGCATGGCCCACACGCCGAACTGGTTCAGGCTGTACCCCGCTCCAGTCTGTGCTGTCACCTGGAGCTTCAGCCGCTGCCCCTTTTCCACCGGCGTGTTGGACAGGATGCTCGCGCTCTGTTTCTCGTTCACCAGGCCCGACTGTGCCAGCATGGCGGTCTGTTCCACCCGCCCCTGTCCGGCTGCCGCCCTGGTGACGGTCAGGGTCTTTCCCTCCACCCACCGGGTCAGCATTTCATTTCCGTTGTTGGTGATCACTCCGATCCAGCCCATAGCGTTTCCTCCTTCTGTTCTGTTGTCCCGTATTCGATCAGCACGCCGCCCACGCACCGCGCCAGCGCCCAGGCCGTTGCTGTTCCCTTCTGGTCATCCGGGCTTGGATTGACCCGTATGGTGGTGCAGCTCTCCACGAACTCCGCCCCCGTGTAGGCCGCAAAGCCCCAGGCTGTTGCCGTGCCTCCCGCGTCGTAGTATTCCACTTCCTCCAGGTGGGAGCTGAACCGCTTTGCCGCCGCCAGCCGGCGTTCGACCTCCGCCAGAGACATGGCCGCGAACTTCTCCTGCTCCTCCACGGTCATGATGTTGACCCGCAGCCGGAAGTGGCCCGGCGTACTTCCGTACTCGAACCACTCCTCCACCGTGGACCCCGGATAGATGGCGTCCGCCTGCGCCTTCACCGCCGCCGCCGTTCCCATGGTCCGCCGGATGGTCAGTGCGGTCTTCACGATCCGCCGCTTCTGCTCCAGGTCATACTCCGTGTCGTACCAGTCGATCTTCCAGCTCACCGCCAGCGCGTCCAGCACCGCCTCGCTCACTGTGTCGATGGCCGTGTAGATTTGGCTCCCGTCGATAAAGCCCATGGTCTGCCGGTGCAGGTCCAGCACCGCCCGGGACAGGGCCTCCACCCACGGCTGCTTCTGTAAGACCCGCGGCACCCCGTCCCGGAGTTCCGCGTCCAGCAGGCTCTTAATCATCCTCCAGCCCTCCATAGTCGGCGGTGGCCCCCGTGCACTTGGGCAGCTCGTTCTTTTCCACCACCGTGTCCGCCGGGGCCGTCAGCTTCACCCGCTTGGCGCCCGCCTCCCGCACCCGGGCGATCAGCTCCGTGGGGTTGATGTCCCGCCCCAGCTTCCGCTGCCAGGTCTGGAACTCCTCCACCGCCGCGCTCACCCGGCTCTGGATTTCGCTCACTGATTTCTGGTCGCTGGACCCGATCCAGTAGGTGAGGGAGATGGCGTACTCCACCTCCTCCGGGGCCTTGCAGTTCACCTGGTCGCACAACGGCCGCATGCTCTCTCCACTCATGTACGCCTTCATCTCCGCCAGCTCCGTGGGGTTTGGCAGCCGTAGGCCCTCCTCGTCCTGGATCACGAAGTAGATGTCCACCTGGTTGGGCTGCGGGCTGTCCGTCCGCACATCCGCCACGTCCCCCCGCCACTCCCGGGCGTAATATTCGTAGGCGTCCCGCGGCCCCGCGCAGCTGTAAACGCTGGGGGAGAGATAAATCCGCCTCGTCAGGCTGTCGTCGTCCTCCGTGTTCAGCCCGCCCGTGCTCTCCGTGGTGTTGCTCACGCCGGCGATGTAGGGGATGGGGTCCACCAGGATTTTGATGGTCCCGGCCAGCAGGCCCGCGCTGTCCGCGCCCGCCTCCTCCGCCTGCACCACCACGTCGGCGTACAGGTCCCCCGCCGCGATCTCCGCGTAGTCCAGCGTGTTGAAATACTTCCCGTCCTCTGTCTTCACCCGCGTCCCCGCCGGGATGGCCGTCACCGTCCCCCGGGCCTCGGACAGGGTAAAGCGTTCCGTGGCCGTGGCC